GGATATGTTAATTAATGCCCTGCTGAAAGCGGCAGGGTACAGCAAAGAAGATTTTCAAATTTTTGTGGAGTATGTGAAAAATGAATACCACGCTATCAAAACTCGCGCAGTCAATTCTGAGCGGGCCATTAAAGATTTGGCAGACAAGCAAGACGTTTGTCTCCGAATGTTGGCAGAATTGTCTGCTAAAAATCCCGCTGGTAACACCGGCACATCTGAAACAAATGGAGTTGAACATGTCTAACACTTTTGCTGAAATCCTGGCCGACGCCGTGGCGCAAATTAAAAACGGCGCGCCACAATTGAAAGCTGTAGAAAATATCGCTAATACCGTTGGCGATATTTTGGCAGTTGCAGTGCCAGCAACCGCCCCGGTTGTCGCCGCTATCGAAGCCGGTGAAAAAGTGGTCGATAAAGTAATTGAAGCCGCGCAGCCGGTAGTTACTGAATTTGCCCCGGTAATTGATACCATTTTGCCGCCCGCCGCTGCAAGTGCGCCAAATGCGTCGATGATTCCAGCAAGCGCAACTGCGCCTTTGCAAGAAATTGCATCGGTTGCCAGTGTTGTCGCGGCGACAGCAACCGGCAATGTGGCTACTGCCGCGGCAGATGTGGGCAAAGTTATCGCAAGTGTGGAACAGGCAAACACCATCGCGGCAACTCCAATCCCAAAAGCGCCAATTGATAACGCATCTTTGGCCGCTGGAAATGTCTCCAGTAGCGAAGCTGGCCCCGCTGATATTGCGGCCCGTTTGATGGCTCTGGAAAATTTCGCGGTTACTGTGGCGCCTATGCTGGGCGCGATCGGCAAGCAATTGGGCCTTTAAAATGCCCGGTTCTACCGCTCCTGTATCCGTAGTGGTAGCCGCCCTGGAGGCAGAAACCGCGCAAGCGGTAACTGCCGCCCAGGCGGCCGAAGCCGCTGCGCTATCGGCAACCGCTGCCGCCGAAACTTTGGCACAACAAACTACGCAGCAAGCCGCCGCTGTGGTTGCCGAAGTGGTCCACAAAACCGAAGAAAATGAGGAAAATTTAGAATGGCTATCGAATCAACTGAAAGCGCAAGCGACCGAACTGGCGCAGGTGAAAGCGAAAATGGAGGAAACTCTAGCGCTACTGGAAACACTGAAACCGGCACAGCCGAAACTGGAGGACTCCGAATCGTCAACCCGGCTGACGGAACAGTCAAGCGCGGGCGCGGTAGACCCCGCAAGTCTGGAGAACCCAGCACCGAAGCCACCAGTGGTCCCCGGCCCGTCTCAAAAGGAAAAACGGCACAAAATGCTATAGGGATTGACACGGTTTTATTTTCATTGCACCAGATGGCCGCTACATTTATTGTCCCGGAACTGGCGATTGATGAAAATGAAGCGAAACAATTGGCGCTTGGTATTGCGGCAGTAAATGAGTTTTACGGCAGAACCATTGACCCGAAAGTTACCGCGTGGATTGGCTTGCTGGCAGTGTGCGGCAAAGTGTATGGGCCGCGTGTAGGTGCTTATATGCTGCGAAAAGATATTGAGCGCAATTCCCGCCCGCAAGTGTCGCCGTTGCCTGGAAAGCCACAAACGGCCCCGGCACAACAGCAAGCGCAACCGCAAAAAGTAACGTCCGAAATTGCTAAAATTTTTAGCGACCCTTCGAATGTCTCTTTACCCACCGAGTGAGTTTATACATGTCCGAGTTTTACCTACCGTCAAATTCACAATCTATTCTTCTTATTGGAAAAAACGGTTCCGGTAAAACTCGGGCCGCTGTATGGCACTTGGCCCAAAAGGATTTAGTTAATGACACTTGGATAGTGATTAATCACAAACGCGAAAGTTTGATTAACTCAATTCCTGGCGCGGTTTTTCTGGCATTAGATGAACGGCCCAAAAAACCCGGTGTTTATATTTATCAGCCAAAACCAGATTTTGATGATGAACATGTAACTGCTCTTTTGTGGTGGGCTTATGAGTCTGAAAATGTCGGCGTCTATATAGACGAGGGTTACATGATTAGCCCGCGTGACCCTGCGCTAAATAGCCTATATACACAAGGGCGCAGCAAGCGTATTCCGATTATTACGCTATCGCAGCGGCCCACACGCATTTCACGCTTTGCCGTTAGTGAGGCGGCATTTTTGCAGGTGTTTTATTTGGTCGATAAACGCGACCGAAAAACAATTCAGGAATTTATGCCGATTGACATGGATTCCTACATGATGCCCCAAGCGGGCCAAAAACGCCTTTTGGCGGATTACCACTCGATCTATTACGATACAGGCAGCGACGAGCCATTTATCATGGCCCCGGTCCCCGATGACGACACTATTCTTGAAATATTCCGAGAAAAATTAATTTTGCCGGAAGATGATAAATCGCTTGCCAAATTAAAATTTATTTGATATTGTCGGGCCTTCGGTGAATTTAATTAATCGTCAACCCAAACCCGATAGGAATTAACAAATGCAGGACAATATCATTACCTGGAATTTGGCTAATTGGGTGTCGGTGGTTTTGATGGCCCTGGTCGGCTTTTTGGCACTCGGAACCGTGGTTTCGTTTGTCAAGAGCAAACGAAAAGCCGCTGCCACTGGCGCCCCTGCCGCCCAAACGCCGCAACAGGGGCAATAAATGGAATTTATCAACCTGAACATTATGAAAAATCCGCTCAATTGGCTTACTGTACTTTTGATGCTGGTGATTTTTGCAATGTTTGCTGACCTTGTGTTGCGCCACTATGGCGACCTTCATGCAAGCCTGAATCCAAACCCTGTAGCCCATCAATAAACCCTTGATTTTTCCCGGAGAAATTTAAATGCAATCTAATCAACAAATGACCCCGCAACAGCAAGCGCAAAACTTGCAAGCACAAAATCTGAATGCACGCCGTACCGTGCTGGCCCAGGCATACCCCATGTTGCAACAGATTTACGCAAATACTGTGCAACCCGCAACGCAAGCGCAAATCCAACTGCCACCGCAAAACGTGGGCTTGATTAAGGGATTTTTGTTGCGCCTTACAGCGCTGGTAACTAATCCGGCCTCTGGTTCGTCTACCCTGTCGCTTACCCCCCTTGGCCCGGCCAATCTGTTGCAAACGGTGCTTTTCACTGACCTTCAAAATTATCAGCGCATTAATACCGCAGGTTGGCATATCGCCATGCTGAATTCCGTTCGTCAGGGTCGGCCTTTCCTTTCCAGCACGCCCAGCGATTCGCCAATGGGTTTCGGTTCTAACTGGCCCATCATCAAAGCGCCAGCCACCATTGCTACAAATTCCACGGGTACGATTTATATGTACTATTGGATTCCGTTGGCATATTCGGACAATGATCTGACCGGCGCGATTTATGCCAACGTGGTTAACGCCACCATGAATCTGCAACTGACCTTTGCAACTGCTGCGCAAGCTGTGGTAAGCAATACGTCCGATCCTACCCTGGCTATCTACCAAGGCGCTGGCGCTGTGGCCGGTGTTACGCTGACCAATGTCACGGTGCAGGTCTACCAATCGTACCTCGACCAGTTGCCCATGTCGAAAAATGGTCCGATTCTGCCCAGCGTAGATTTGAATACGATGTACGAAATCAAAAACACCGCTTTCACCGCACTGGTGCAAGGGCAGGACTTCTACATTCCCTATTCGAATTTCCGGCACTTCCTGTCCACTATGGCGATTTTTGATAACCAATCTGGCGGTGCTTACCCCGCTGCCGGTTCTGACATCAATTACTGGTCGATTCGCTCGGCCAATGCGACCGATCTGCGCAAGGCCGACCCGTACACATGGGAAAGTTTCGCACGCCGCAAAGTGCTTACCGATATGCCTCAGCCACTGTATCTGTTTGATACCCGCGATAAACCAATCTATACCACTCAAACCGGAAATATGAATTTGGTTCTGAATGCCTCTCTCGTGAATACTGGCGCAAGTATTCCGGTGGGTTGGGAAATGCTGGCGAACGTGTCGAACCTGCTGAATGCTGGCTCGCTGGGTAGCTCTTAATCTAGGGGCTAATAATGGATAGCGCGGAAAACACCCAAAAAGGTACACTTACTCGAATTTCCGAGTGGGCCGCGCATCCTTTCACGTCCGATATGTCGGCCTTTGATTGGGTGCTGTGGCTCGGATTGGTGATTGTGGCGGTAATCATGTGGACCCGCCTTATTGCCCATTTTGAAGATTGATTTTTGATTTAACTTTTCATTGGAGAAAATATATGAAACACGTTTTTGGTTATGCTGTGGTTGTTATCGTTGCCTTGTATCTCGGCGCAAAGTTTGGTAGCAAATTGCCGTTTATGGCAAAAGCCGCCTAATAAGGTGCATTAAATGAGCGTAGTAAAAGCAATCTCAAACACTACTGGTATTAGCTGGTGGTCTGTTGTAATGGGATTGTTTTTGCTTGCTTTTTTGATGTACATTATTTCCACCGGCAGTATTTCAAAATACAAAACCTTGCTATTCGGTACCTGATATGCCTTTATTTTTTCTGGTTTTTGGGGCTATCTTTATCGACTCGGGTTTGCGCGGCAATGCTGGAGATACTTTCGGGCAATTAAAAACTGACCTGACTGGATTTATGGCATTCGCTGCCGCTATTTTGATTTTGGGCATTGTCGGAGAAATCAAGGCTTTTCGATCTGTGGCTACAGGCTTGCTGGCATTGGTGTTTATCGTATTCCTGCTTAAAAACGGGGTTAATCTGATTCACAATCTAACAGGCGCTGTAATTCAATCTCCCGCTACGGCGGTTAAATAAGGGGTTCAAAATGAATCAATTGGTAAATTCTGTTACTGTCATTTTGTCCGCTATTGTTGGCGTGGCAATTTTGTCGGTTATTCTGTCCAAAAATTCCAATACGGCAGGCGTTATTAGCGCTGGCGCATCGGGATTTAGTTCCATCCTCGGCGCAGCCGAAGCCCCTGTTACCGGGCAATCTACCTTCGGCGGTTCTGCTATCGGTGGATGGTAAGCAAAATCAAACCCTGGAGTAAACATTATGTTTTTCGACCCTGGACATGACGAACTGAATACGAATGGGTTTGATTACCACTTTTCAGACGGCCCGGAATATTTGCATGATATGCCCGGTCAGCGGGCAATTTTTGCGCAGTATCAAACCTTTCCGGCAAACAATGTGCAAGGCATGGCGACTCTAGTGGATGGTGGCCCCGGTTTTATGCCGGGTAAATTCTGGTCCCTGTTTCAACCGGCCCAAGTCGTGCAAAATCAAATGTCTATTCTCGCGGACATGCTCGGCGGTGGCTTAGATGCCGGTAGCCTTGTTTCGCAGCCCTTGCTGGACCCGCAAACATAAAGGCTTAACATGCTGGACTTTAAAGAAGCATTTAAAAAACCGTGGGTGCGCTATTCCATGATTGGAATTGCAAGCCTAGGGTTTGTGTATATCGTATATACGCGGATTACAGGCGGTGCTAATTCTCAGGCGGTGCAATCTGCTACAGGTTTGACCGACGCACAAGCCGCTGATATGACGCAATTGTCATTGCAGCAAAACGCTATTTCGGCTCAGGCTACTCAGCAGGCTAGCGCACAATCATATGGCTTACAGACAACCCAGCTAAATGACCAGACGCAATTGGCTGCGCTGCAAGATAATAATCAGACACAGATTCAATTGGCCGGTGTGCAATTGCAGGGCTTGCAATCTACGCTCACCGCTCAGACTACGCAACAGGCAAACCAGATTAACGGTATTGTCACCCAGGCGCAGATTTTGGCAAATGAGCAATCACATATCAGCGACAATCAAACGCAGGTCGCGATTACGCAATCCAATAATCAAGCCGGGGTTGCAAACAATCAAACGAATGCAACTGCTGGCACTGCAAATAATAGTAGCAATAATAATCTGCTAACCGGATTGGCTTCTATCGCTGCAATCTCGCTGTTTTAAGGGGATAAAATGGACATGCTAAAAAATTCCCGCCGCATGGGTACTGGTGATGAAAATGGCACTGTGACTATTCATCCATCATTTATTACTGATTCTGTCGGTCATATCAACAATGTGATTTCGGGCGCTTATAAACAAGGCGCTTCAAAAATCGCTGATATTACCGGGCATGCTTTGGCACAATCTGTCGCAGATAGCCTGAAACGAAAGGGCGGTTAATCATGGATTCGACCGATATTCTTACATACAACATTTTCACTTTCAATCGGTACGGGCACGCTGGCACGTCGCCAAATATGACTGCCCAGGGCTTGCCCGCTTCACTGCCGACGCCGAATCTGCCGACCTCCATACCTACCCTGCCGGGCGGCGATATGGCCCTCAACGCCACATACGGCGACCCGCTCAACTACATTGCCCACGCTATCGAGCGGGGCGCACCGGGTAATGGCGCGGTAAAACCCGCCTTGCCAGAACAGGACGACCAGCCTGGATTGTGGGGCACCGTAGCCGCTGCGCTCTTTGGCGGCACTGTGAAAAGTGGCACGGCAAATGCCGCTTCAATTACAACCACGTCTAGCTCGGGTGTAAAAACTACAGCGGCGAACCCTATCGCGGCATTGGGTAGTAAATAAAATGTCCACGTTTTCGAATTACAATCCGTCCGCCGCCGATACAAATAATGTTTTCGGAACCATTGCCAATGCATACGGGCTAAATCCGTTTAGTTTGGCAACTGCTGTAAGTGGGCTTAATTTTAATTCGACCGATTTGCAATCATGGGCAGGGCAGATTAATGGCGTGGCCGCTGATATGGCTGGTCAACCGTTGCAAAATATCACTATTACTGCGGCAAATACTACCGGCGGTAGCGGACCCGGCACCGGCAAGGGGATACAACCCGGTGCAAGCGATACATGGAGCGAAATAAAGGATTGGTTTAGTGCGCAATCTTCAAACATTATCGCTGTGGTAGTGGGTGTTGGTTTTGTCGGTATTGGCGCTTACGGATTGGTGCAGGAATAATTTATGAGTATCGAAACATCTACAATTATCGAAATTGCCACGGCGGTCTTTTCGGCCTATTCGGCATACTCCAATGTAAAAATGCGTGCCGAAATTATGGGCTTGAAACTTTGGATTATTCAAAACTTTCATGCTAAGCCAGATGCCGAATTCGATAAATAATGGTACGCTGGCGGTAGTGCAGGGGTTTTCCTCCTTTCCCTCTGCGGTGGTGCTATCGCCAGCCTCTGCCTAATAGGTTTTAACTATGCCCCTCATTCCCGGTAAATCCAAAGCCGCCTTTAAGGCAAACGTCCGAACTGAAGTGAAAGCAGGTAAACCTATCAAACAGGCGGTAGCTATCGCTTACGCTAAGACTGGCGAAAAGAAAATTTCTAAGAAGATTGCCGCGAAGAAATTTCGGATGTTATAATTTGGGTTCAACTTTTAAAGGGGAATTTAAATGAGCGAAAAACATGACGTAGATATGCATTTGTTGGCAACTGCTATTCTTAACGAAACCGGATATATTTTGGTTACGCTTGGCGATAACGAATGCAAAGATACGGAAGTATCAACTACCGTTCGCGTGTCGGTGACCGGTATCGAACCACTGTTGGCGCTGAAAATTGCGCAACAGATTATGGCGGATGCTGCCGATAGGATTGGGAAAATTACACACTGAAACAACCACAGCCCTTCGGGGCTGTTTTTAATTGTCGGTGCCTGCAACGGGTATCGGCAAATTGTCAAGCTATAAATATTTTTCTACCCTATTGACGGGAAGCGGAAAGTATGGTATGGGAGGTATCCACTTTGGAGC